GTGATGTTGATAATGTTTCCTTGTTCATCTTTTTGCTCCTTCTCTTTAAGCAGGTTAGAGATTTCCTGTAGCATGTACTGGTATGTACGTGCTTGTCCTAACATATATTGATATTTTTCCATATTGTCAACACCTCCACTAATCATAGTGTCACCAACACGTTGAAGATTGTCTCTTAAAAGTTTTTGTAATTTAGCAACGATAACTAAAGGGTCCATTATTTCCATCCTTTCTTAGTTAATCTAGGTTTGCCTTTTCTTACAAGCCCACCTTTTTTAAGTTCGCTTTGTGTAGCTCCACTCATCATCATATCGTGTATTGATAATTCTCCAAGATCAATAGGAACGGCTCTAGATTTCATTTTAAAATATAAATCTTTAAAATCTTTAGTTTTTCCTCCCTTTTTTCCGAGTTCTCTAAATTTTTCAGTCCATTTACTAGTCACTATTTTTTCTTGCCTCCATTACGGAATACTTGAGTACCCTTTATGCCAAATACACTCGCTACGACCAAAATCCACAAATTTGTAAACCATTTTGGCAGGTTCGAGAAATGCTCAAAGAAGATGTTTATCTTGACCATTGCCTGCGGATCGTCTGTCCATACTGCCCATGCGAGCACTATGATGGGCAACGTTAATATCGCCAAAACTATCTCGTCCTTCCAGTCGTTATCTCGCGATTCTAAAAGTTTGCCCTGGTAAGATTCTTCACCTCGAGCCATACGTTCTGCATGCATCAATTGTGCATCAGACATTGCCATTTTTGTCTTCTGACGGTTGGCATATATCTTGCCTCCCGCTTGAAGTGCTATTTTTGCTAATCCAAACCAAGCCATCTTATGTCCAGGTTACTGGTTTTTGTTGACGAGCAAACAGTTTTTTCATGGGCTGTTTATCTTTTATGTCACCACTTTTTGGAACCGATTTATTGTTTCTATTTACATCCGGTGTAGCAATCGTTTTTGCTTTTCCTGCTGTTGGTGCGTATCCTACTCCTCTTGTCATTATGCCTCCTTTGTTTTTTTATTTACTTCTCGGTTTCATCCGAGCAAGTTCTTTTCGAGCCTGATTTGCCATTTCTTGTTTCTCTAAAGACGTTTCTGCTCTCAATTCAGCCAATTCTTCGTTCTGTTCTATCTTTTCTTGTTGCGTACTTTGATTCATCATCGCTTTCATACGATCTAAGTTAAGACGATCTTGGCTCTCTTGACCTTTTCTATGATCCTCCATCGCTTTAAGGTCTAATTCTCTTGACCGAAGCCTAGCAATTGGGTCATTGTCAAATTGAGAGATAATTTTCTTCTCTTCAATCATAAATTCTTCCATCATTTCAGCAATGAGTTTAGCTTTTCTTGATTCAATTTGCAACATCACTTGTTGCATTTGTTGTTGAGCCTTTGGATCTTGCATCATTTGAGGATTTTGCTGCATTAATTGCATTTGTTGTAGTTGTTGTGGAAATTCTATTTCAACTTGTTCATTTGCCATCAAGGAAATATGCTCAAAAATATTTTTTTCCAAACTTCCAAGAATCATTGGATTATTTTTTGCCATCGTTGTCGACATAAAGTTTAAATGCGATGTAATATGAGCTCTATGGTCTTGTCCTTTGAAAGCTTGATACGGTTTTCCTGATAAAGCGTCAATATGCTCTAAGGCAGGATCTTTCGGTTGTGGTGGAGGCGGTGGTGGTAAAATTTGATCAATATTTTTTACCCCTAAAGCCTGATACATGTCCCGATAGGCCTTGTATAAATTGTGAAGTCCTGGATTGGATTGCGCCAGTTGTAATTCTGTTTGTGCAATAGAAATTCTTTGTGTTTGTGAAAATATATTAGGATCCGCTACAGGAATGATATCGACTCTATCGTCAAAATCAGTTTGTTTGATTTGTTTTTGTCCTCCTACGACATCGTAAGGATAGACTGGTGGTAAATACGTTTTAAAAATTCTTGCTAAAAGCTGAAACTCAACTTTTAAAGCTGCATACAGTCTTTTATGAATAGACGACATCACCCTTGATCCTCTTTCGAGTAAAGCCACGGTTGTTCCAACCGCCGCCTGCTGATTACCGTCACCGACCTGCATATCGGCAATCGATGCAAATCGTTGTCCAGAAGACACTACTATTGTTAAAAGTTGAAGTAACGTTGCGGATGGTTCCTTAAACGGAAGCATCATAAACGCATCTTTTAAGTTTCCTCCGGGTGCATCGACATCCCTGAATTCGCCTGGTTGTATAGCTTGGGCTTCATCTCTCATCTTAATGCCGCGCATTTTAAATCCTGCGGGTAGATTGGAGAGCGTACCCGCATCTAATAATTGACGAAGCGCAGACGTTGCCGTTCTGCTTAATCCACCAATCATATGTATTAGGCCAAAGCCGTAGAAGCCAAGTCCTGGTAAAAATTTGAAATGAACGAAGTATTGAATTTTTTTCTTGTTCTGATCGCCAGGGTCGAAGTTTCTTCGAATGGATAAAACTTTTCTTGTGCCTTCTTCAATCGTTACAATGTAAGGCAGCTTAATGCCTGTCGGTTCGCCTGTTTCTCCTGTTTCTTCAAATCCGTCCAAGTCCAGATTAACATGGCATTCCACCAACGTGAAAACCTCTTCGTTTTTCCCTTTGCTGACTCCTTCAAGTTTTCGTTCCTTTTCTTTCAGTTCTGATTCTTGAAAAAATCCCGGTCGTATTTCAATGTCTCGATAAAATCCTCCGACCTGTTGTTTTCTTAAATCATTTTCTGACATTCTTACGACGTGCATAATGGCTTCCGCATCCTCTAATGAGGTAGCGGCATACGGAACCACTAAGTCGTCGGCTGGAACAAACTTTGAAACGGCTCGTCCCAGTAAATCGTCGTAATAAACTTTCTTGAAGGCAGAACCTGATAACGGCAGATAAAATAACATCTGATCGAATTCAGGGTCATATTCTTTCATGACATTCATAATCTGATAGTTCATGAAATCTTTAACTCTTGCTGCCTGATCATCCTTGTTCCGATCCGGCATTCCTAAAATCTGTGTACGAACGGGTCCTTCGCTTGGCAAAAGCTCTTTGTAGGCTTGCGCCTGGAACTGTGTGACCGCTTCCGCCATTACGGGATGCGTGGTCCCTGATGCGCCCTTAAAGGGTTCGGTTCGTGTTTCGTATTTAAATCCTAAAAGATCCAGACCAGACGTGTAGGATTGCTCCCAATCTCGTCTAGATGTTTTGTAGTCTTGATAATTCGTATAAAGCAGATTGCCTAAGGGATCGAGAACATCGTCGGGTAGCAGTTCAGCCAAGTTGTCAAAATGGTTTTCCGTCTGCTCCTGGTTCACGGACCGTGGATCAAAATTAATTTCCGCACCGCCATCTTCTGTTGGGGTGACTTCTACGCCTTCTGGGGCTTGTTCTGCTGTTTCTTGAATATCTACTTGAGATTCTTCGGGTCCTGCAATTTCTATCTTCTGCTTCACATTAGGAAGCGACTTGTCAATCTCTGCCATTTATTTCTCCAATATCCTATCCATATAAGGTTTCCTATTCGTTTTCAAGACTTGCAGATAAGTATTTTGCTTCTTCTTTTCTTCTTGTTCCATAATCATCCTTAAAGTCTCTCAATTCATTGACTACACTATCCCAATCATCATTAATCACACCTTTCCAAAAACTAGGAGTTCTTGTCTTAAGATTACCGTATTGATACCCTACAGACATTACTATCGTTTGTTGTTCAGGAGATAGTTTCCAAAATTTTTTACCAGTGCCTTCTTCGTATTGATTCTTAATGTCCTCTGTATAATGTTTTTTAGAAAGTTTATTAAGTCTTGAAGTTTCTTCAGGGCTTAAAACAAGATTTCTTTCTTTATCATTAACTACAGCTGCTGCTTCGTCACCCGTTAGACCAAGATAAGGTTTTAATTTATCAATCAAGTCAGGATCAAATCCCATATCTTTAAGGCTACTTTCTGTTTTTTCTTTTAGATCAAAACCACTTCCTATGGTTACGCCAGAGTTCGCAGAGGGTTGATGACCAAAAACTTCATTACCTTCAAGCCTTTCAATCAAAGACCAATCTATATCAAGATTAGCTTTTTCTTGTATGTGGGAAATATCATCGTCTTGATAACTGATTGCTTTGTCTACGTTATTATTTGCCATATTAGTTAAAAGAATTATGAATATTATTTTTTTGAGCATTAATAATATTCGTATTTTTTAGTGGGTTTAGGTTCTTCCTCAAAGTCCATCTCCAATTTTATAAATCCTCCCTGCCTAAAGCGCATCAGCGCCTGCGTGGTACTATCCACGTAG